GATATTCTAAAAAACATGATAACAACGTGTTCTTTAATCCATATAAAGAAAAGATAACTCTTTACTTGTCGCATAATGAAAAGTCTTATCTTAAAATATGTAAAGAATTATACGAAAGCGTTTTAGCAAGGGCTAATGTTGTAGATTTAAAAGATTATAAAAAGAAGAAATGAATATATTTATATTAGATGAAAGTGTAGAAAGATGTGCTCAATCGCATTGCGATAAACACGTGACTAAAATGATTGTCGAATATGCTCAAATACTTTGTACAACTCATCGTTATCTTGATGGTTCTCTTTATAAAGCACCTTCTAATAGTGGTAAGACGTTTGTAAAAAAATGGCTTTTAGACGATAAAGAAGCTGAAAAAACTCTTTTTGCAGCAGCATATGTAAATCATCCATGTACGATATGGACGAGATTAGCAAGTGAAAATTACCTATATTTATATACATTATGGAAGAATTTAGTGAGAGAATATTACTTCCGTTATCGCAAAATTCATGGTTGTTACACTGCTCTAAATAAATACCTTCAACATTATCCGAAGAAAATTATGCATAGACCTGGAACCGAGCATCCACAATGTATGCCTGAAGAATTTAAAGATAAATATTATGTTCACGCATATCGAAAATTTTACATAGGTTCTAAATTTAAATTTGCAAAGTGGACGAAACGACCAGCACCAGACTGGTACACAAAAGCCTTTACAAAATAACAAAAATATAGTAGCACTTTATTTAATGTTAGTGCTATTTCAGTTTAGGAGATACGGATATTATGCAAAAGGTCTCGTTAAAGCTGAAAACTTAGATAAAGCTGCAGAGGCACTATGGAAAGAAAATGTTAATACATTTCGATGGATTAACGAAAAAAATTATCTTAGTCATTCTGCAAACACACTAACAGTAGAGGAGTATTATGGAGAGCACGGCTCTAATGCAAAAATTGAGCCAGAAGCGAAATCTTGAGGCACAATGGGCTTCTGAATTTATTGCAAATGGCTCTGTAACTCTTGAGATGGTTAACATGAATAAAAAGATTGAAAAACTAGCTCAAGAATTAAAGGAAGATAGCGAAAACAAATAGTTTTTGTTGTACAGATTGATCAAAACCTAATACCATATCACTATGGCTAAAGTACCTATTGCACGTCTGAATACAGCACCAAAAATTTACGAGAAAACTGACTTCGATCAGTTGATTGAAGATTTGCAAGATATGATAAAAATTTTAAATAGTACTTATCCTAAAGACATTCAAGACGAAAACGAAAGAAAGGAGTGGTTTTTAAGTGGCTAACATATTTAAGAATGAAATGTTTAAGTTAGCTAACACGGGAGCTAATTTAATTTACACAACACCAACGGATAGTAGAGCATTGATCAAGACGGTTCAAGTGACTAACGAAGGTGCAAACACTTTGGTTACTCTGTCTTGCAATAATCTTACTTCGTCATTTAATACATCTATTGAGGCTGTTGTTTCTAATACTCATAGTAACGTCATTGATGGTCCGTTGGTCCTACAAGAAGGTCAAACTTTATCAATTACTGCTAATGTAGCTAATACAATAAGTGGTGTAGTTTCTCTGTTAGAAATAAATAGGAAAGAGCAGTAAGATACTTGTAATATATTTTTTAATTTTATAATATAAGTACGAAATTTCATGATATTTTTATTTAAAGACGCATTATTAGTTTTATTGTTGATATGTATTATTTTATATCTTCAATAGTATATATAGAAAATATTTTTGAAAAATATATTTTAAATCTCAAAAACAGCCAATACCAATACCTTTTCGATTATTATTCAATACTATCAATACTTTTTGCAGGTATTGCCTCTACTTTTTATGCCAATACCGCCAATACCCGAGGCTGCCCGCAAGGTTAATTTTTATTGTTTTATTTTATAAAATGTTGTATATATAGTAATTACAGTTTAATAAAATAATATTAAATAGAAAGGAGAAAGCATATGTCTATCAATTTGGCTACGAAGCAAAAGGTTACGCCTAAGACAAAACCTGAAGTCGTTAAACCTAAAGCTAAGAAAAAACGTGTTTTAGACCCGAAAGAGTTTAAAGGCACTTACAAATATGATCGTGACGCTAGAATTCAAATATGTGTACCAAAGAATCCTAAAAGAGAAGGCTCTGGTGGTTACAAAAGATTTGAATTATATAAATCTGGTATGAGAATACGAGATTTTTTAAAAGCTGGCGGTAAAACGATTGATTTAGATTGGGACAGAGAAAGAGGCTTTATTGCAACAGAAGATAAAGATAAATCTGGCTCTGCGTCTAAATCAGAAAAGTCGACATTTACTCTTAAATAGTTGTATATTTGCTATTAGAGTAAATTATTATATAAAAGTTACCGAGAGTTTTATCCTAAATATTTTATCGTTTGCTCTCGGTAGCTAGAAAGAGAGAAATGTATGAGAACAGTAAGTGATGTTGTTGCTTCTTCTTGGATAGAACGAGCAAGAAAAGAAATGCCTGCTAAAGAGTATTCTAATTACTTGAGGCGTTTTAGAAAAGACACAGTAATTATAAAAGCAGATTACGAACATGATACACCTAGAATATCTAAATTTATGAAGATATTTAACAGATGTTGTTTATGTAGAAGTTTATTTACAGGTTGGGGTAATAACCCTGAACCTTTAAGTAATACTGGCGAGTGTTGTAAGAAATGTGATAATGAGAAAGTAATACCAGCAAGAATAAAAGGTATATGAAGAAAAAAATATATCATAAAAATAAACCTTATTTTAATGAAGATATATTTTTATATCTTTTATATAAAAAATCAAAAAAGAAATATTATCAATATTTAAAAGATGGAAAAAAAATTAAAAGAAAGCAATTATGAGTAGCGAATGGAAAAAAGAATTAAGGTAAAACATTGGGTAAAAACACCAGCTACTGTTGAGTTAAGAGTTGTTGATAAAGAACTTTATGAGAAACATAAAAGTGATCTACAACACTCTTTACTTCAAGATGAAGACGGTGTTGCTCTATTAGATAGTGACTATCTTGAACAATATGGACTAGAAAGGGTAGACGAAACTTTTGTAGAAGATATAGTCAATAGAGAAATACACGATGTAGATGAGATTACTGATGTTTAAAATTATTGTAATTGTTTTCTTTATGAGTTTATTGCTCATAACTTTAAATGGCTGTTCAAAAGTAGATTTTGACCCGAAAACAGGTATGTTTAGGTATATTTTAAAACAGGAGAAAATCAATGGAGTGGACAATTAGTGAAATAATTATCGTTATTTTGTATTTATTCTATCTTTTTATTTTTAAAATTAGATATTAATAAAAAACGAAAGGATAAATATGTATAATACATTGTTATATATTGGATTAACTTTAATAGCAATAGGCTTTGTAGGTTTCTTGATCTCTATATGTATGGAGTCACACTACGAAAGAAAGTTATTTGAGTTAAATGAAAAACTTAATAAAGATAAAGATTGGAGAAAGAAACATTATGAATAAATCTAAATCTTTAATTTATCGAGGCTATGATATTATCTTACAACCAGAAGGTTATAAGATAATGCTTAATAATGTTTTCATTCTTGAAAAGACTAGAGTGATAGCGTCAGAAGGAATGATCGAATATCTTGCTCGTTGCGATATTGACAAGATAAAGAAAGAACAAACTAAACTTGACGATGCGAATATTCAACGAGTTGACGCACAAGTGAAAGGACCTAACTATGGCAAACTCTAAATTTATAAAACTACAAAGACACGGAAAAATTATAAAAGAAGGTATGCTTGGTTTCGAAAAAAATGGTGTAATTATAACTAATCCAGATAAAGATGAGACAGGACAAAACGCTGTTGATTATAAAGATTATTATGGATTAACTAAAGAACAAGCGGTTTTAATGCGAAAAGAAAATCTCAAATAAATCGTTATATTGTTTTATTTTGTTACTAATTTTTTATTCTTATTTATTAACTAATTAATAAAAAAGGAGTAAACATGGACTTATCAGGACTAAAGTTAAAAGGATATATCGTAGTAGATAAAGAAGGTAACAATCTAAAAGACGAAATCAAAAACGATCCGTTTAGTAGAATTTTAGTGGAGGGAAATTTAGATTATAATTTCGACACTAAAACAAATAGATATCTAACATATCCATTTTATATAGACAAACAATCAGCAGACGATTTTCGAGATTGGTGGCAGGGTAATTGTGGAGAGATTGCTGAAACAAAAGAAATAGAAATTACAATAAAATAGATAATTTACATTCATAAATTAATCGTTATATTAGGATAAATATGGCGATAACTTTAGACCAAATACATCAAACAAACGAAGCGACTTTATCCTCAATGGAAAAAAAGTTCTGTGAGGGTATAGCGCAAGGAAAAGGTAAGAAACAAGCGGCTGTTGACGCAGGTTATTCTGAAACATCTGCTCACGTACAAGCTGCCCGCAACTTAAAGAAGGATAAAATTATCCAGTACATTGACAGATTGCGTGCTGACACTAGGCGCTTGACAAGTGAATCTGTGTCAAAAGAGGTTGAAAAGCTTGACACTTTGTACAATGAGGCTAGGAACAAGAAACAATATACAGCAGCAGTCAATGCGATAAGGCTCAAGTCTCAACTCTTGGGGTTTCTTGTTGAGAAAAAAGAAGTACAACACTCAACCCTTGATGCTATGTCCGATGATGATCTAGCTAAGTATCTTGATTCAATCAAACAAGAACACAATATCAATTGACGGCGGTTGCTTGCTGTTGATTGATTGACACAACAACATGCCGCATCAGTCATTGACGCAAGGTTGATCCGCCTTGATCCTAGAGCCT